TCATTAAAGGCCGCATCTGGTTTCTTTGGTCCAATATTATCATAAGCAAATCCCGGAGCAGAAACTAATTGTGTTATTTCACCACCACAAGTCTCAAAGCCATGATCAGTAGGATTCTCATCATATAGAATTTGTTCCACACATGTTGATTCTGTTGGAATCTTTCTGTCAGCTATTTTTAATTCTTTTTCAAAGACTTTTTCGCATTTTGTACATTTATAGTCATATATTGGCATAATAATCCTTCTACATTTTATGAATACTAGCCATACCTTTTGATTCTGCGATTGACAAATATTCTCTTGGGGTATTAATAAATCGAACTGAAGTATTATCTACTATTACATTAATATCATCTAATTGTTTTGGAATGATATCATCAAACAAATGTCTATCTTTCTTTTTAAATTTATCAAAAATCGCTGGACTTAAATAACACGCTCCTGATGTTGCTAAAAGTTCTTTAGTCATTTTATAATCAGGTCTAACCGAAATCTTTTCTATTTTATCAGAGCCGTTTTTATATTTAATAAAATTTTTATATTTACTATCTCCCATAGACATATGAGATAAGATAGAAATGGGTTTCCCATTATTTTTGTGGATTTTATAATAGTTTTCTATATCAAAATCATATAAATTACCACCATGCAAAAATAAAAAAACATCTTCATCAAATTTATAACTTAATTGATTTAAAGATTGTGCAGTTCCAACACTACCTTTTTGCTTATGAACATTAATACTAAAATTAGTTTCACTAAAATTTTCAAATTGAAATTTTTTTAATGCTAATTCAATTTGATTATGATAATAACTTGTTGTAATAACTACTTCACTAATATCGAATTTTTTTAACCATTCAAGATTGTGAAACAGTATCGGTTTCGCCTTCACTGGCAATAAACACTTTGGCATCATATCCGTAAAGGGCCTTAACTCTGTATTCATGCCAGCACAGGCCATCAATACTTTCATTTTTTTGCTTTCTTTTTCGCTTTAGATTTTTTGGTGCTTGTAAAACGGCCCTGATTATCCCTAGTAGGTTCGGGTTCGGGTTGTTGAAGATACTCCGGAAAAGAGTTATAAGCCACGTGATGAGTAATCTTGTCATATTTTTTTTGAAGTTCTTTTTCCTTCATATGCCAAAGATCATCAGCTTCAGATGGGGCTAAGGAATTAACCAATTCGATCCACAAAGTTTCACGCTTTGCGCTGGTTAACGTTGGATGTCCCCCCTCAATAAACAAATATAATCGTCTTACTTCATAATTTAAGGTGGCACCATCATCAATAGGCCCAATATTTGGAAGATAACTGTTTTGTGGTTTAAAATCCATATCATCAGGTGTCGATGTTAAATCTGGTCTCCCCTTAGGAAGTAAAAACTTTATATCTTTATTAAAATTATGCCGCAACAATTCCCTTACTGCTTTTGTTTGATTTTGTCGTAAATAATTAACACGTTCCTCATCAGACTGTAATCCATTCGCTACAGCAAAAATTTCACTTGTCATTTTAGCGGCCATAGTTGCTCCTAAAATTCATTTATATGCTCCATTAAATTTTTAAGTTTATGTTTTACGAAATAGTTAAAAAGTTTAGTTCTACCAATTTCAGGTTGACTATCATATTCAACCACAATATTAGTTTGCAACCATTCAGGAATGTTTGTTAAATCGATTAACATTTCATTTCTACGATAGTTACGCAACTGTTCACCTTGACAAAATACATCAGGCTCAAGCTCGGACCAAACTGAAACTTTTTTCTTTGATAATGGCGTTTGTCTTTTATCCATAACAACAAATGTATCATCACTAGACAAAAAATTAGGAACACCATCGCTTACATCACCCCTAAGAATATGTTCTCTTAAAAAATTTTCTGGATTATCAGTATTAAGAAATTTCTTCGTAAGAGGCGAATATTGATCCACATTTGGATATTTTTGTAACTGAACAAAATCTTTATCACTTGATAATATTAAAACGGGTTCTTGTTCAACAAATAATTCTTCAATGCCAGTAACAGATTCATTATTATTCTCTTGCCACAATTTTTTCGCTTTTTGTTCTCGTTTCATTACAATAGTAGCAATAATGTCGTCTGCCTCTGCTTTATCTATGTATATAACCTTATAAGGAAAGTTTTCACTTATTTCTTCTCGTACTATATGCAATATTCTGTATAATTCAACCCAATCAAAATCAGATTTATCTCTTGTTGTTTTTCTTTGAGCTTTATAATATTTGAATGCATCCTTTCGCCAATTGTCTTTTGCATCACAACAAACAACCAGATCACCATATTCATCACTAAATTTATGATGATACATTCTTATGGTATTTAAAACCGCATGTCTAACAAAATCTTCAGACATTGATTTCTTATTCATCATTACATTTGCAATAACGATTTGTGAATAATCAAGTAATATCATTTTACAACTTTAAGCAGTATAGTTTCATTATTAATACGACCCGTTAAATCCTTTTCTTTAGAATTAATAGATTCATATTGTCTTTTAATAGCAATTTTACCACCAGAAAGCATTTTTGTCAATACTTCTTCTGGCTTTCTTACTTTTTTACATTTAGAAAGTGATGTATCAAATCCTCGGAGAGTACTTCCTTTTACAGATAGTCCTGCATGACCTTCTGCTTGATACACACCAAGTTTACGATACTTTGAATTAAATATATACAATCGATCAGCACCAACAATCTCAGATGGATTGATAGATGCTATTTTATATTCGTTATCTTGTTTTTTGTAATTTAATTTAGCAATTTGTTTCGAAACTGAAACAGGTTTTTTCTTTCGTGGTTTTCTTTGTTGCTTACTAAAATTAGCAGAGTATCTTTCGCAATCATCAATAATTGTTTGTATATAATTCTCATAACTAGCAAGTTGCTTCTTCTTCATATGAGCAAATGCTTCTGCTAAATCTTCATCTGTCGGAATTAATCTTATTTCTTCTATATAAGGTTCAAATTCTTTTGCTATCTTTTTTGCGATTAATCCTTTAACTTGTTTACTAACCAACCAATCATATACGCTTATAGTTGGCTTATAGTCATTATCAAAGAAATCATCTATAGATTCTTCTATTTCAGAAGCATATAAAGAGACTTGTTCTTTTATATGATCTTGTATAGATGGCTTATCATTTCCGTTAATTTCTTTTTCAGCAGATTTTTCTTTTGAAACAAGTTCGCCTCTTTTCTTACTGTAGTCAATAAGGTAACTAATTTTCTCTACATACTCTTTGGGAAAATGTTCATATCCTCTCATAATCATTCTAGCAAGAAAACCTCCTCCCTTCAAATGAACAACGTTTGGTCCATCAACAAGAAGTCCACCTTTTCCCCATGGAAAGGATCTTACTTTCTGAATATCTTCTTTACTATATCCAGAATGTTTCATGTATTCCAGCATCCATTTTTTAGATTGATCTGCTTCATGAAAATGACTATACCAATTCAATCCATGCATGATATCAGTTGGAGTAGAAGTTTCATCAAAGATCGGTTCAGAACCCATCTTCTGTTCATCAAAGGTTCTTCCCGAACCAATAATTTGTTTAGGCTTTCTTGTTAATCGTGATATTTTTTTTAACTTCTTCTTCGGCATAATCAAGTTCATATGATAGGTTATCAAGAAAATCAATCCATTGATTGATACGTTTATCCCAACTATAATGAGTATGTGAATATTCTAATGCATTGTCAAGATTTTTTTGAACATCTTTTGTCCAATATGAATCCATAACATCTTCAAGAGTATCAGCAAATCTTTCAACATGCTTATTTTTATCCTCTGTATAATTGTACATATAAGCAAAATCGCCACATGTTTCGGGTAAAGCACCATAATTAGAAGTAACAATAGCACAACGGGCCGACATTGCTTCCATGGCTACTCTACATGAAGTTTCTAGCCAAGTAGATGGATATGCTAATATATGCATATTTTTCCAATGTTCCCTTAATTCATCATAAGGAACCGCACCATAATAAGTTACTCTTGGATCTTTTTCACACATTTCAAATAAAGGCTTATATGGCTCATCATTTTTTTCCCAACCATATAATTTATAGCTAGAAAAAACATGTAAATGAAAATCACTTCTA